CGGGAACGTGTCAGCCGGGTCAATGTCGATAACCTCGTCATACGGGGCCGCATCGACCAGCTTCTCCACAATCAAATCTTCCAGCTTGTAAGCAACAGCCGAAACCTGCGGGAAAAGCACCTGACGGGCGAAATCACGAATGTCCAGCGTGCGCTGCTCATCCGTCAGCTTGATCGCAGAGTACACATGCTCGGTGAGTTGCACCGGAATGTTGTGCTCAACCAGATCATCCGTAGTCAGGCTACGATCAATGTCGCGCAGAGTACGGGTGTGCGCCCCGACAATCGCAGGCACGCGGATATTGATGGTGTCATTAGCGGAGCCGCCGAAATCACCAAGCCCGTCAGTCGTCACAAGAGCCTGAAGCACCCGCTGACGCTGAAGAATCTCAACCGCAGTCTCAACAACGAGACTCGGTTTGACAAAAACATGTCCAGCCAATTTAGCTAACCTTTACAAAAGGTCTACACATACCCATATGTGCAGACGAATTCAGTTTTGAAATTAAAAGTTGAGGAATCCACCCATTTTGTCAACAATGCTTTTCGCGTTCTCCTCAATCTCAGGCTCACTATTGGTGGCCTGAACACTCACCTTCGGTGCCTGCGTAAGAGGCGCATTCTGGCGTTCGCTGCGAGGCAAACCCTCAAGCATATCGTTGATATCAGAGATAATCTCGTCGTCAGTGTCTCCCTGCACCCGGCCCCAAAACTTTTCCGGCAAACCCATCTCGCGTGCCAAAGACTCCACAATACGAGTGCGCTCAAGTTTCTGATACCGGTCATTAGCCTCAGCCAAGCTCTGCTCAAGCTCAGTCAGACGCTTGTCCTTCTTCTCATCCACAGAAAGCTTCGCATCCTCGTACTCCTTGAGCCGTGATGCGAGTTCTTCAACCTGCTTCTGATATTTCTTCTCCGCGCTCCGCTGTGCGCGTTCCAGGCGGCCCTTCAGAACATTCTCAAGAGCCTCTTGCGATTCAATCGGACGAAACTCAGATGCTTCAGTTTCGGCAGCTTCTTTCTCGACCGCTCCGGAGTCGGCCGGACTTTCATCTACCGAAGCCTCTGCCACGACACCCAAGGACTCAGAAGCCTTACCGCTTCCCTCACCCACAGCCGCCAGAGCCTCATCAACAACCGCTGAATCAGTAATATCCACAACAACTTCCTTTAACCAGCCAATTCAAACGGCGCAGGCTGTCACGCGCCTTCCAGGGCCAAATCCCTGTAAACTTAACTTCGGGAAAATTAAGCTAAATCCTTCAACTGCCGGTCAAGCCACGCCACCTGAGGCGAACGCGCACCCAGCCTGTCGGCCACCAACTCCCGATTGCGGCGAACCGCCGCCAAATCAACCGGAGGATTCTCCGGATACGGCTCCGGACGCACATACCTGCGCCGGAACTCCTTCAAACCACCAGGCGAATCCGTCCACTGCTTCAGAAAGAACTTCGCCCGTTCGTCATACTTGTCATCACTGCTATAAACCGGCCGCAACTGGCATTTGCAATGATCGTGAACCTTCGCAGGCCCATCGCCCACAAACTTCCGGTTCGACGCATTAAAAGCACCCTTAGTCAGATACACCGCACCCTGCGAAGCCAACACCGCGCAGAAATAACACGGCCCCGTATCCGAATCCTCAGTGAACCGGGCATAACCAATCGCCTTACGCTCCCTGATGCGGCCCGAAGCATCAGCAGCCACAAGCTGCTCGACCTCGCCACGGCCGCCATTCAGCGCAAACTTCACACCCGCGCCAGTAGAGTTCAACTTGCCCCAAGCCATAAGCTCGTCCACAAGCCCCCCCAATGGATCGCCCACAGCAACACCCTCGGCGCGGCCCGAAAAGACCTCAGAATCGACGCTAGGGGCCGAAAACGCGGCACTGGTGGCCTTCTTCACCGCCGCAGGCCCAGTCGCACGCATCGCCAACTGAAAATCCCGCAACGGAAACTGCGTATCAATCTTCACCAACGGATCAGACAACGGCTCCGCAGCCCACTTAGCAGACTGCACATACTCAAACGCCGCCTGCTCAGAAACCCGAAACTGCTGCTCCGCTTGCAAAGTCACCGCATGAAGCCACGCAGGAGTAGTCTCATCAAGCTCACCAAACCGCAAAATCGGCCACAACAACGCCAACCCAGCCGCAGTCCTAGCCGCAATGCTCTGCTGCTCACCAACATGCTTCACCGCAAGATAAAAAGCCAAATCCTCAAGGGCTACAGGCTCATCTACAACAGGCTGAGACACCCAAACCCCCTACCTACTGCGTATCCGGCCCAACATCAACCGGAGCATCCGACACAGACGGGGTATCCGGATTCGGATTACCGTTCTGCGACTGCTGATTACCGTAAAAACGCAAGAACTCGGCCTCGGGCGACTGCTCCAACAAGTTCTCCCACCACATACGGGCCTCATCGTCAGTAACGCCAGGAATCTTCCGCCACGTCGCCCACTTCGGCACCCCAAGCATCTGGGCAGCCTTGCCCCACGCATCAACAACCTGCGACAAAGAACGAATCTCAGTGTCAGCCCACGTCACAGAAGCCTCAAAATCCTGCGCCGCCGACTCATCACCCTCAATATGGGCAGCAAGACGCAAAAGCTGATTATGCGAAGCCCCGAAATTGACCTTACGCTCAAACAACTTCTGCGTAGTAGCAGCACGCGCAGCCGCCAAAGCATCAGCAGACAGATTCACCAACCGGCTCGACCACGACGGCGGCAACTGAGCAACAGACTCAAGAGTCGAAATATCAGACTCAAACGCAGCCACAAACGGACTCAACGCAGTCTCCGGAATCACCCCAAACGAAGCATCCGGATTACCCGTCGCTAACACCCGCCGATTCTGCGAAAGCTCATACTCCGCATCCTCACGCTCAGCATCAGAAGCATCAGCCGTCAACTCATCCAAGCCAGTCGCCGTAATAATCTTGAAGCTGTTGTAATGCTGGCTCAACAACCGGTCATACAACGTCTTATCAATCCGGCTAGCAATCGGCACCAACTTCTCGACCTCGCCAAGAACTTTGCCGTCCAAATCCATCGTATTCAAATACCGCACAATCGGAACAACACCAGTGCCGTGATATACTTGTTTTACCGGCAAATCGGCCGGGAAATCCCCCGCAGACGGCATCGGCACGTCATACCAACGCTCATCATCGAAGAACCGCAACGTCTTACCGTCCTGCAACAACACCAAAGCGTACTTAGCCCAATCATCGGCAACATTGTCCTCATACAGAGCTAGACAACGGCGCGGCGACCAGCCCCGCAACACAGCCTGATCCCTGCCGTCCAACGCAGTACCCAACACCGCAGACGCATACGAATACCCGTAAGTAAACGCAGACCGGTGAATCGCCACCTGGCGAGCCTGCATCTGATTCGCATTCCACGTTTTCCAAGGCCCAGGAATGTTCTCCTTGCTGCCCTCAGAACGATAACCGTCCACATAAAGACACTGCGTAAAAGAATCGACCACCAAGCCAACCCACGGTGTCTTAGCCAACGCCAACAACGCACGCTTCTCCGAAGTAGCATCCGGATCAAGCAAATAATCCGGCTGCAAACCCGAAGCCCAACGCTTAATCTCATCATTAACCGTCTTGGTTCTCAAGAAATGCGGATAAATGATTTCAGCGACATACTCCCGAACCTCACCAGGCTCAATGCGAGCAGGTATCTCAACACCATAACCGGTGGTATAGCGATTAGTTTCGCTCGTATAGTAACTCAACGCATCTTCGCCATTCTGTACTTGCGCGGCGCAGCAAGAGTGCGCTCAACCTCAACCAACATCAAAAGGTGGTTTGCGTAACTCGCCGCCACGATCCCCGTAATATCCACCGACGTACCACGCCGCAACCAACCCCAACCGCCGCCACGCTCACTACCAATCAAATACTTATCCGCACCACCCAAACCCGCCTTCAAATGCGGATCGTCATAATGCGTCAAAGACCGCTCAGCAATATCAGACTCAAAACGAGCCGTAGCGCGACCAACCTCCTGCTGCGACAAATACACAACCTTCAAACCAAGCTGCTCAAGCTCAGGCCCAAACATGCCCGACTTACCACCAGCCTGCACAGCAACAGCCACCGGACAACGCTCCGAAGCAACCATGCGCTTAAAAGTCGGAATAACCCAATCAGTGCCCTTATCGTTCTTCACAACCTCAACGTGAGAACGCTCAATCAAATCCCGGCCAGCACCTACAATGCTCGCCCACTCCATCTGCGGAGCCACATCAAGAGCAACAACCCGATCACCCACAATTGGCGACACCCCATGCTCAAACTCCCTCGTACACGCCTCCCACGCATCAAAAGGAATCACAGAAGTCATCGCCGGGTCATCCCACATACCCAAATGCTCTCGCGCAAACTCCTGAACAGAAAGCGTCATAAAATTATCTTCAAGCGCATCCAAAGGTGCGATCCCATCAACACCCAAAGACGGATTCGCAATACGCCAATTCTCACGATCAACCGGATCGGCACCCTCAGGACACGACCACTCCGCAAACAACAAACGCGGATTAGACCCCTCAATGCCCTGCTCGCGGAACCGCGACAACACCTCCGACGTATCAAACCCAGCCGACGAAGTTAACCACAACTGCCGCCGCTCCGCAGCCTGCATGATCGGCTTAAAAGACCCCATCTGCCGGTCATCCAACGCAAAAGCCTCATCAGCGACCACCATGTTAATTCTGGTGATCCCACGCATCGACCCATTGCCCCTAGCCCGATACCGGATAAACCCGCCATTCGTACTGTGACGAATCGAAACCTCGGCACCACCATGCAAATGAGGATGCAAACACTCATCATCCAAATCGCAACCTTCGATGATCGCCTTCAACTCCTTCCAGGCATCATCGGCCGTCGCAAACTCATGCGCCGTATGAATGATCCGCTCACCCAGCAGAAACAACCCGGCAAGCTCACGCACATACACCACAAAGTTCTTGCCGTTCTGCCTCGGCGTGATAAGGCATACGTTCGACGCAGAGAACTTCGGAGTCCCGTTAGAAGTCCTCTCCCTCGACTCCCCCAAAGACTCGCGGATCAGCATTTCCTGCCAGGGCAACAACCGCAACCCGGCAAGCTCAGCCAAATCAATCGCATCATCACCCAACGTCGTGTGATACAGCGGAAAGTTCGACAACCTGGGCGACTGATAGCCAACAAGCTCGACCGTAGCCGTCACAAGCACACCCCCTTCCCGTCACACATCACGCCACAAATCAAGACACCGTGACGTGAATATGGTCGAAGTGATAAGCGACCCGCCACAGCATGTACTCAATCGAAAACCTGCCTGGATCAGCCTGCAAGTCTGCATAAATCTGATCGCCCAGCCCAGCGTCACCACCAACCATAATGTCGATAGCCCTACCGCTCGGATGATCCGGCAACGGATCAGGCCGCACACCACCAATAGCCTTAACAGTCGGATAATTCGCCACAACATAAACAGCCAAAGCAGACGCATTAGGCCGCAGCCCCGCCATCCCAGACTGAGGC